CTTAATCTCCATGGCAATTGTCCAGTCTTCTATAACAAGTGGGTCCTTGTTATCATCTGCAACGTATACTCTAAAGGCTGCTGTGTCTCCTCTAACTACCGTCCAAGTAACGGTTGGAGGTTTTAACCCTACAGCATATGCGCTTTGTGATTGGTCTCTTAATGTAGCCATTTTTAAATTATACCATTAGGCAAGTCCATTTTTTAATGCCCCCCATGTTCCATTGCCTTTTGGCTGGCCAACAATAATAATTCCAGTTGATGCATTTGACTTTGCAACTACTGCTACAGCACCTGATCCACCTGTTGGAATTGTATCTGTAAGGCCTCCACCATTTGCAACATATAGCACATCTCCTGCAGAAAATGCAGAAGTATTAATTTCTTCAAATACTCCAGAGACAATTATTACTCCATCTGCATTATTTGAAATTGCTGCTTGTGTTATTCCTACAACTGGGAAAGTTGTTAAATCATCTGAGTCGCATTTTGCAATTGTCGGTTTTGTTGAATACCCAGAAATATATACTGGAGTTCCTTTTGCAATTGTTGCACCTGTTACATTTCTAACTTCTAAAGAAATAAATGGAACACCAACATTAGATAAAATATCTTCTAGTCGTTCTGCAAGTGACTGAATATCCTCGTGAACATTTACAGGGTCACTTAAAACGGGATAAGGAAGATCATAATTAGTAGTTGAACCAGTAGCCATAGTACTTATTATTATACCACTTAGCGCATGAATAATTAAAAAGTTATAGAAATGTTACCTAAAGTTTGACTTTGAAGCCAAATTCATGTTATAATTAATACATGCTACTAACAAGTAGCATTTTTAGTCTCTAGGAGGTTTTTATTATGAGAAGAGATTTGAAGGCTTGGATTGGAATCCTAGCATTGGTAGGGGTTGTTGCACCATTTAGCAACTTTGCTAATGCATCAAGTACGGAAAACAACTTACTAATTAAACAGGCTGAAAACCCTGCTGCCACCCACAAGGTGGCTTTTGTTGTTTCTAAAGCAAAAATGTTAGAACGTTATGAAAACAAGACACATCTTACAGATGTTGAATTAAAGAAGTTGCTTTCTTTGGTGGGATTTGAAGGCAACGATTTAGTAGTGGCTTGGGCTATTGCCAAGAAAGAATCTAATGGTCGTCCTTTAGCATTTAACGGAAACCATAAGACAGGGGACTCATCCTACGGGATGTTTCAGATTAATATGATTGACAACTTGGGTCCAGATAGACGAAATAAGTTTGATCTTGACTCTAACGCTGAATTATTCAATCCCGTCAAAAATGCTGAGATTGCATACTACATGTCTAGGGGTGGAGAAGATTGGTCTTCTTGGAAAGGCATAACACCTAAAACTAGAATGTGGATGAATAAATTTCCTAAATAGTTTATACAAAAATTTACCCCCTTGTATTTTGTCCTTGGGGGTATTTTTTTTAATTAAATTCTTTTTTTGATCTAAAAAAAGTTTTGTATGCCTCATAAAAATAAGATCTAATTTGTCTAAGTGTGTCTGCAGCCATGGCTCTTTCTTTCTCTCCACCAAAAGAATGGGTCCAAGACTCTCTTTTAAATGGAATAACTTGTGCTATTGGAGTTCCTGCTGGAATGAAACCTGAAAAATTTTCATCGACTACCATAAATGGAAAATTAATTGTTGTCATAAAGGTGTCTGTATCTACGATACCTTCTAGAATTCTTATTGGACTTTCATCTCTATGCATAGGATTAATAATTAATACAGAATATCCTTTTGGTGTTTGAATTATCCATGGATTTAACCATTTAGGGACTTCTTTTGTTTTTACATTAGGATATAGTGGAATTTGTTGTTTTGGATGGAACTCAATTCCAGGACCTGAAGGCCACCTAAAAGTAAATCCTTCTTCTACTTTATTAATAAAAATATCACAATTGGTTTTAATTAAATAACCTGCAGATATAGAATCAAAAATTGGCATACATTTTTTTATAGTTGCTTGCGTATTTTCATCAAATTTTATTTCTTTTACGTTATCTACATAAGATGTTGTATTTTTATACCAATTTGGAATTTGTGTTTTTGCTGGTACTGGTTTATAAGGTGAGTTATCCCAATAAGCATCCATAGCCGTAAAAGTTATTTTTGCTTTATTCTTTTTAAACATTTTCCCCCCTTAAAACTTAATAAAGAAATTTATTATCTTTTATTTTCTTCTACTATTTGAGCAGTTGACCAATCAAGACTGTTTGGATCAAAAATAACTGGTACTGATTCCCAAGAAGAAGTTGATGGATTCCAAGTATCTGTAATTTCTTTTGGCAATCCAACCTCATCAATGTTTAAATAATATGATGCTTCATTAAAAGAAGTCAATTCATCTAAAACTTGTATATCTTCAGAGTCTACAACAATAATGTTTGCTATTGTGTTATCTTCTTTTAATAAAGCATACTGATTTATAGTCATTTATTATACCTATGCTCTCGTGTAAATTAGTACTCGGCCAGAACCGCCACCGCCACCTGCGTTACCTGGACTTGGGTTCTGATTGTTATTGCCGCTTCCACCGTCTCCACCACCTGCAATATTTCTTGGTGCTCCGCTACCTGGGCCACCATACTGATTAATTGCTCCACCTGCGCCACCGCCACCGCCACCCATAGCATATGAGAAGCCTGGTACACCTGGTGCTCCAACGTTTACTGTACCTGATGCAGCCTGGCCAGGGTTTCCTGACTGACCACCATATCCTGACCATGCACCTGTGTTGAAATCTGTAAACTCTCCGCCACCACCGTTACCACCGTTACCACCTTGGGCACTTGTGTTATGTCCAGAAACAGATCCGCCTGCAGTTGCTGAAAGAACATTTCCTAAAGAAGATGTTCCGCCAGATCCGCCTACTGTAATTGGAAAAGACTGTCCTCCAGATACTGGATAGTTTGTAAAGCCTGCAATAGAACCACCATATCCACCTGCACCACCAGATCCACAGGCAGCAACATTTCCTCCTGTTGGACCTTGGTTAAATGATGGATTACCTGCTGCGCCTGCTGATCCACCACTAACAACAATTGCTGACATTCGTGTGTGTCCTCCTGGAACTGTAAAGGTTCCAGATGAATTAAATGTTCCTGATAAAGAATATGTTGGTGTTTGTGTTGTTGTAGATGCTCCACTAGATGCTGATGAAGTTCCATTTGCGTTAGTTGCTGTAACTGTAAATGTATATGTTGTTGATGCAGCAAGTCCAGTTACTGAAATTGGAGAAGATGCTGATGATCCAGATCCTCCTCCAGAAGTAGTAAATGCAGATATAGCCTTACCACCTGTTGCACCTGCAGTAAATGTAACGCTTGCAGTTGTTGTTCCTGTTGCTGTTGCTGCTCCAATTGTTGGAGCCTGTGGAATAGTAGTTGCTGTTATTTCTGAAGATGTAGTTCCTGCTCCAGTTCCTGCAGCGTTTGTTCCAGTTACAGTAAAAGTATATGAAACTCCAGACTGAAGACCAGTAACTGTTAGTGGTGATGATGATCCAGTTGCAGTAAATCCTCCTGGAGAAGATGTTGCTGTAAATGATGTTGCTGGGGCACCTGATGATGATGGAGTAAATGTTACTGTGGCTGCTCCATTATTGTATGAACGTGCAGTACCAACATCTGCTGCAGATACGCTTGTTGGTGCATTAGGTTGTAAGAACCCCTTAGTGTTCTGTGAACCAGTAATTCCTATAATTGGCATATTTTACTCCCTCGTAATATTGATATTATATCATTCATTTTAATCAGTAGACAGATCTCCGTATAAAACAAATGTTGATGCGTCTATACATACTAAAGTTCCTGCTGAATATTGTGCTCTTAATACTAAACTTGGAGTTGCGTTTACTGTAACTCCAGCAGCACCCTGAACTGTCACGCTTCCAGAACCATATCTTGTTAGATTTATTTGCTGACCTGCCGTAAAGGTTGATGCTGGAACTGTAACCGTAACTGATGAAGAACTTGTAAACTGAACCATTTTACTATCTGCATCTGCTGCTACTAGTGTGTAGGTTGTTCCAGACTGTGTGTTTATTGTTAATGCTTTTCTTTCTGAAAGATCATATACTGATTTTAAAGCATTAGCAGTTGGTGCAAGAGAGGTAGATGTACTTGCATAAGTATCATTAAGTTGAACTACTCCTGCTCCTCCTGTACTTGCTGTTGGTAAAGCGCTCCATTTAACTCCAAGTGTTGCTGATGAATCTGCAGTCAATACAAAATTATTACTTCCAACTGCAAGATTGTCAACTGTATCATTTGACAAACCAACAAGTAAGTCTCCTTTTGCATCAATAGTAGATTTTGACACAGATCCTGCTGGGTCAAGACCAGTAATTTGTTCCTGCAAATCGTTAAGAGTATATGCTACAGATGGATTTATAAGTTCTGCAACATCTGTTTCTGATGTGTCATAGTCAAGAGAACCATAATGATATAGTTTAAATGCAGCCTGGATATCGGCATTGTCTGCATACCCTGGAATTTTTGTGGAGTATAGTGCTCCTATTGATTCTGCTGCCATGTCATTTCACCTCGTTCATTATATCATAACCGATACAAAAATGTGAACTGAAACCTCTGCATCAAAGGCACCCCAAGTTCCATCGTATTCAGAAGCCTCAAGGTTTATAACTAAGTCTGTTCCAGATATTTGAACAGAAGAAAGAGAAGATGCTAATGGTTTTGTATTTTGAATTGAATATTGAATGTTAAAGTTTTCGGCGGTAAGTCCAGCAGATGTAGATATATCTGTTATTGGAATAACTACAGATCCATTTCCAGCATATGCACTTGTTCCTGAAGCAAAAGTTACTGTGTGTAATTTAGAATAAATTGTTGGGTTTACACGTAAAACCTCAACCCATGAAGATCCACCAGGTTCTGAAATATATTGGTATAGATATCCATAGTTTGGTCCAGGCGCTGTATCAATATACATGTCATTTAGTATTTGGCCTAATCCAGATAGTGAGTTTGGATTTCCAATACCAACAAAAAATTTACTACCACGAGTTCCTGTTGGACCAATATCAACAAGAAGTTCAACCGTTGAAGGGCCAGCCAAAACCGTTAAATCATCATTTGATAAAACAACATCTGCCATTAAACAACTGCCCCAGTAATATCATCTGTAACTGTTATTGATCCAGTAAGTAGTGTAAAAATAACACCAGCGCCATTATCAATTTGAACGTCATAAACATATGTTGTTCCTCCGACAAGGCCTCTTCCAGTTGCTCCAGTTATTGTGCATGTA